GGGTGACGGCACGGACATACTCGTTATCGTCTGCACCGAGGTAGTCGATGAGCAGCGTGTCCACACGGGGAACTTTGTCCCACTCCGGCAAATTCTCAATGAACTCTCGAATGGGATGGTAGGAGCGGTCGTCCGTGACCTTCGCCACGGCAATGTCATAGTTTCTGGCGGAGAAGGTTCCGTAGTGAGAATCCACATAGCTGATGAGCTGGGCATCGTCCGCATCCCGCCAGAATTTCGAGGGGTGCCGCCAGGGCACATCGCCCTTGATCTCCATGCCGTCCAAAAGCTGATTGAACACCAGCGGTTTCAGAAGCGGGTCGTTCGTAAGGATCACGGTAAGGTTTTGCAGCGTGTTTTTCACCTTGCCGGTCTTGTCCAGCTCCAGAGCTTTCTGCCAGTCCTCGTCGGAGAACTCTTCATTTGCCTGGGCTTTGCGTTCCTCGGCAAAGACCGCCTTGACCTTCTC